CTGATCGTTCTTGACGGTGCGGTTCTGGACATGATGGACGTTTATGACGAACTGGATCATTTCATAGAAGATTCCGAATATGATGTGCGTTCATTTGGCTTCGATCCATACAACGCGAAAGAATTCGTAAATCGATGGCAACAGGAAAATGGTCCCTATGGGATTGAAAAAGTAATTCAGGGAGCTAAGACGGAGTCTGTACCATTGGGCGAGATCAAAAAGCTCACCGAGGATCGAATGATCTTGTTCGATCAGGAGTTGATGACTTTCTGTATGGGTAATGCTATCACGATCGTGGACACAAACGGGAACCGAAAACTGATGAAGCGCCGTGGCGATCAAAAGATTGATGCTGTCGCCGCTATGATGGACGCTTTCGTCGCTTATAAACTTAACAAAGACAACTTCGAATGAAGTTTTGTAGGAGGACTAAATGACCGAAGTATATCATCACGGTATTAAAGGCCAACGCTGGGGCGTTAGGCGTTATCAAAATCAAGACGGGACATTGAATGCGGCCGGCATAAAAAGACTTTGGAAGATGGAAAATAGAAAACAGAAATATCAGAAACTTCTTGACCGTAACCGTTCCGAGCTTAGCTCTCGAGAGAAATCATTATTAGAAGCTAGCGAAAACTATCGCCAAGCAAAAGGACGTGCGAAAGTCAAGGCTGGATGGAATAAAATCGTTGCTAAAGAGCGGTATTTTGGATTTGGCGAACGCGCCATGGAGGAAAATATGGTTGCGGAAAGAATCATTTTGTCAATTGTCGCCAAACAAGAAAAAATGCTTATGAGCGATGCGAGGTCGAAGGATTTTTCAAACGCGAAAGATTTCTTGGAAAAATTCTATAGAGAGTGAGAATAGTAACGTCCTCATTCTCGACGATGTTACTAGGAGGTACATATGCCCGAATCTATAGGTGCCAGGCTGAAACACGCCTGGAATGCATTTATGAACCGTGATCCGACGGTTCCGGATTATTCTTACGGCGCTGGATATTCTATTCGCCCAGATCGAGTTCGACTTCGATTGGGAAACGAGAGAACGATCATATCATCCATCAATACACGAATCGCGATCGATGCCGCATCTACCACGATACAGCACGCCCGATTGGACGAAAACGGTCGTTTTCTTGAGGTGATCAATTCCGGACTCAACGAATGTCTGAACGTTCGAGCAAACATCGATCAAACAGGCAGAGCGTTCATTCAAGATCTGGTGCTTACCATGATCGATGAAGGATGTGCTGCAGTCGTTCCTGTGGATACTACTACCAATCCGAGGATCAGCGAATCGTATGATATTCGCTCACTTCGGGTGGGGACGATTACGCAATGGTATCCGGACTCCGTAAGAATAAAGCTATACAATGATCGTGACGGAAGAAAAACTGAAATTACGCTTCCGAAGAAAATGGTGGCGATCGTGGAAAACCCATTCTACACGATCATGAACGAACCCAATTCAACGCTCCGAAGGCTGACCCACAAGCTGAGCCTTTTGGATGCAACAGACGAACAGACTGCTTCCGGCAAGCTGGATATGATTATTCAACTGCCCTATCTGGTTAAAGGTGAAACGCGTAAGAAGCAGGCTGACGATCGGCGAAAAGAACTGGAAAGACAGCTTGTGGAATCTAAATACGGCATTGGATACATAGATGGCACTGAGCGAATTACACAGTTGAACCGTTCACTTGAGAACAATCTGATGAAACAGATTGAATACCTGACGAGTATGCTTTATAGCCAGTTAGGGCTGACACAGAGCGTTCTTGACGGAACGGCCAACGAGGAGGAGCTTACAAACTACTACAATCGAACAATCGAGCCGATTGTATCTGCCGTCGTGAATGAATTCAATACAAAATTTCTGACCAAGACTGCACGTTCACAACATCAAACGATTTTCTATTTCAGAGATCCTTTCAGATTGGTTCCGGTCGTAAAACTTGCAGAGATCGCAGACAAATTTACCCGAAACGAGATTATGTCTTCCAATGAATTCAGGCAGATCATCGGCATGAAGGCTTCCGAAGATCCCAGAGCGGATGAACTTCGGAATAAGAACATGCCTTCGCAAGATGAAATACCGGCTGATGAGGAAGAAGCAATCGAAGACCCTTCTGCTGTGACATCTGATGACGTGCGAAAGATGCTTGGTTCTTCTTAATCAAAATGGAGGTTATAGGCAATGCGAAATTATGATTTTTGCGGCTGGGCCACGAAGAATGACCTCAGGTGCAGTGATGGACGAGTGATCCGAAAGGACGCGTTCAAAGAATGCGACGGTGCTGTTGTGCCGCTCGTCTGGAACCATCAGCACAATGAGGCTTACAACGTGCTCGGTCATGCGGAATTGGAGAATCGACCCGAAGGCGTTTTCGCTTACGGTTCGTTCAACGATTCTGAATCTGGCAAGCAGGCAAAAGAACTCGTGAAGCATGGCGACATTACCATGCTTTCTATTTACGCAAATCAGCTTAAGCAGGTTGGCAGCGATGTGATTCATGGCGCTATTCGCGAGGTTTCACTGGTTCTTGCCGGAGCCAATCGAGGCGCGACAATCGAATCGTTCTTCGAGCATGGGGATGTTGATAATTTCGAAGATTTCGAAGATGAAGCTGTGATTTGCACAGGCGATGATATTTCGATTTACCATGCGGAAGAATCGAAGGATCCTGAGCCCGAAAAAAAGGAGGATAAAGATATGGCCGAAAAGACCGTAAAGGACGTATTTGATACGATGACGGATGAGCAGAAAGACGTGGTATACGCCATGATTGCTGCTGCGCTCAATGAGAGCGAAGATAATAAGGAGGATAACAACATGAGCCACAATGTATTCGAAAACGAAACTGAAGAAAACACCCTGAGCCATGATGCGATGAACACGATCATTTCCGACGGTAAGCGCTATGGCAGTCTTAAGGAAAGCTTCCTTGCCCATGCCGCGGAATATGGCATCGATCAGATTGATTATCTGTTTCCTGAAGCCAAGAGCCTGAATAATCCTCCGGATTTCATCAGCCGTGAAATGGGCTGGGTCCAGAAGGTAATGGGCGCTGTTCACCACACCCCCTTCTCCCGCATCAAGAGCATGTTCGCGAACATTACGGAGGACGAAGCTCGCGCTAAGGGCTACATCAAGGGCAACCTGAAGAAAGAAGAAGTATTCACGCTGCTGAAGCGTACGACCACCCCGACCACCATCTACAAGAAGCAGAAGCTGGATCGTGATGACGTAATTGATATTACCGATTTCGATGTGGTCGCATGGCTTAAGAGCGAAATGCGCATGATGCTGGATGAGGAAATCGCCCGCGCGATTCTGATCGGTGACGGCCGACTTGGCTCCAGCGAAGATAAGATCGACGAAACGCACATCCGCCCCGTCATCAGCGACGAGGATCTGTACACCATCAAGAAGCTGGTTACGGTAAAGAGTTCCGCCACCGATGACGAAAAGGCAAAGGCTTTCATTCGACAGGCTATCAAGGCGCGCAAGGATTATCGCGGTTCTGGCGAACCCACTCTGTATACCACCGAGGACGTTCTGACCAACTGCCTTCTGATGGAAGACACCACCGGCCGCGTGATCTACGATACGCAGGAGAAGCTGAAGAATGTTCTGCGCGTTAAGGACATTGTGATCGTTCCCGTAATGGAGAATGTGAACGGTAAGAATGATAAGCCCCTGATGGGTGTTATCGTTAATCTGGCCGACTACAACGTTGGCGCAGACAAGGGCGGCGCCGTGAACATGTTCGACGATTTCGATATCGATTACAACCAGCAGAAGTATCTGATCGAAACTCGCTGCTCCGGCGCGCTGATCAAGCCCTATTCTGCAATCACTCTGGAACTCGACGCTTCCGCTTCCTGATGAGCGGTCATTTTTATTTTTGGAGGTAAACGATTATGGATAAGATTTTCGGTCGCGCAGAAGACAAGTATGTTCGTCACTATCGCCTTTATTGCAAGGCGACCAGCGACGGCAAGGTGTACATCGATAGTGAATGCAAGACGCAGGCTACCACCAGTGAAGTAAAGAACGCTTTCCTGAAGGGCGCATTGGTGGATCAGGCCGGTAAGCTTTATGCGATCACGAGCTATTCCGAAGCATCCAGCGTAGCAACGATTGTGCTGCTGACTGTTGGTACTTCCGATGCTGCTACTCTGTTGAAGCTGGTCAGCAAGGCGGATTCCTAAGATCGGAGAATTTCAAAATGGGAAAGTTTTTCGGAGCGATCGGCTATGCCGAAACCAAAGAGACTTCTCCGGGAATATGGACCGAAGTCATTACCGAGCGAAATTACTACGGCGATGTGATACGCAACGCCCGACGCTTGGAAAATGGAGAGCATCTCAATGACAATATTAATGTGAACAATTCGATTAGTATCGTAGCGGATGCGTTCGCTTATGAAAATTTCTTTTCCATGAGATATGTTACATGGATGGGGGCTCGCTGGAAGGTGACGAATGTCGAAGTTCAGCGCCCCCGCTTAATTTTGACCATTGGGGGTGTTTACAATGGGCCAGAGGATTGACCTTCACGAAATTCTGACTGATATTCTCGGTTCAACGATCAAGATTAAATACCCATGCATCATTTATGAACGATCGACGAACGATGTTCGATTCGCGGATGACAATCCGTATTCTACAAAACGAAGGTATACGCTTACCGTGATCGATAAGAATCCGGATAGCGAAATACCAGACAAGATCGCATCCCTGCCAATGTGCAGGAGCAATCGACTGTTCACAAACGACAACCTGAACCACTATGTGTTCGACATTTATTATTAAGGAGGATTGAACCTATGGCAGCAATTGTATGGGATAAGACCGGCGAAAGATGGTATGAAACTGGCGTAGCCAAGGGCGTGCTTTA